TATGCTGGTCTTTTAGTGGCGGAAGATTATCCAAAAATGACTGTAATAGAAGTGGATGATGAAATGGGAATAAAGACTTGTGAGATGTATGGATATAATTATGTTATAATTACCTCAAATGAATTTGTGATACCACCAAGAAATTATGATACTGTTCAAACGAATCGCATATCGTAATTTTCTTTCTTCTGGAAATCAACCAACGGAAATAAAATTTACAGATACGCAAACTACTTTAATTGTCGGTGCAAATGGTTCAGGCAAGAGCACAATGTTGGATGCTCTTTGCTTTGGATTATTCAATAAAGCATTTCGTAAAATTACAAAAGGACAATTAGTCAATTCAACTAATGAAAAGGAATGTTTGGTTGAGATTGATTTTAGTATTGGAACAAAAGAATATAAAATAAAAAGAGGAATTAAACCAAATATTTTTGAGATTTGGATTGATGGTCTCTTACAAAATAAAGCAGCAGCATCTACAGACCAACAAAAACAACTAGAAGATAATATTTTAAAATTAAACTATAAGTCATTTACTCAAATTGTAATTTTGGGTAGTGCTTCTTTTGTTCCTTTTATGCAGTTATCTACGGCAAATCGTAGAGAAGTTGTAGAGGATTTATTAGATATTAAAATCTTTTCCGCAATGAATGCGGTAATTAAGGATAGAATTAAAAATACAAATGATAAAATTAAAGAACTTTCTTTGAAGCAATCAATGACCGAAGAAAAGGTCGAAATGCAAAAGGATTTTATTGAGAGTGTTGAAAAAAGTGGTAAAGAGAATATAGAAAAGAAAAAAGATAAAATTACTTCTATTACCACTTATATCGACCAATTAACAGCAGAGAATGTACAGAAGGTAGAGGAAGTATCAAATACACTTCAACCTCAATTAGAGAACCTCTTAGATGTATCTAAGAAACTAAAACAACTTTCTAATTTGAAAGGTAAGATTTCGGAGAAAGTATCAAGTATTACAGAACAACATAAGTTTTTTAATAATAATTCGGTATGCCCTACTTGTACTCAAACTATTGAAGAAGATTTTAGATTAAATAAAGTTAGTGAATCTGAAACCAAAGCAAAGGAACTTCAGCAAGGTTATAATGAATTGAAAGAAGCAATTCAACAAGAGGAAAAAAGAGAAAGTGAATTTAATGTCGTTTCAAAGGAGATTAGTTCTTTAAATAATGAAATTTCTAATAACAATGTTAAAATTTCCCAACTTAATAAACAATCAAGAGACCTTGACCAAGAAATTCAAGACATTACCAACAAAATTAAAAATAGAAATACTGAAAGAAAAGTATTAACTGAATTGGAACAAACTTTGGATTTAATTCAAACTGAAAAAGCAAAGAATAAAGAAGATGTTTCTTATTTTGACTTTGCACATTCATTAATGAGAGATGGTGGTATCAAAGGTAAAATTATTAAGAAGTATCTTCCTCTTATGAATCAGCAGATCAATAAGTATCTACAAATGATGGACTTCTTTATTAATTTTACTCTTGATGAAGAGTTTAATGAAAAGATTAAATCTCCTATTCATGAAGACTTTACATATGAAAGTTTTAGTGAAGGAGAAAAGATGAGAATTAATCTTTCAATTTTGTTTACTTGGAGAGAACTTGCGAGAATGAAAAATTCAGTCAACACCAATCTTCTTATTTTAGATGAAGTATTTGATAGTTCTTTGGACTTTATGGGAACAGATTATTTTACAAGAATTATTAAATATGTTATAAAAGATACTAATATATTTGTGATTTCACATAAGACCGACGAATTGATTGATAAGTTTGATAAGATTATTAAGTTTGAAAAGGTCAAAGGATTTAGTAAAATGGTTGACTGACCTTCCGTTCTTTGGTATGATTGGTAAAGGTTACTATGACTTTTCTCTTATTATGTTTGGACCTGAAGACGAAATAAAAACTAATGAGTTTACAATGAAACTCGACGAACAAACCAGTTTAATTGACTTTACAAAAACTCCTGTGAATATGCCTGAAAACACAAATTCTAATGGTTTCTGGAAATACAACGAAGACAAAATCCTGAAACAACTCGAACAGTATATTGCTGGTACTTATAGTCAGCATTATGTTGATAGGACTGGTGGTGGAACAGAACAAACCCTTGATAAGATTAAACACAATCGTCGTGAAGGATTTTGTGCTGGAAACATAACCAAGTATACTGACCGTTATGATACCAAAGGAACTCCTCGTGCTGACTTGTTTAAAGTTCTACACTATACTATTCTTTTGATTAATCATCTCAATCTCGTTGAAAATAAGTGAAAATTAAACCCCAAATTATGAAACTTTCTGAATCTACTATTACTATTCTAAAAAACTTTTCTTCAATTAATCAGTCGATTCTGGTTAAAGAAGGTTCTAAACTTCGCACAATTTCTGTGATGAAGAACATTCTTGCTGAAGCAACAATCAAGGAAGAATTCCCAAAAAACTTTGCGATTTATGACCTTAACCAATTTCTAAATGGATTGGGACTACATCAAGATCCAGACCTTGACTTTGAGAATGATTCGCACGTTATTATTCGTGAAGGAAAACGTCGTGTAAAATATTTCTTTGCTGATCCAGAAGTAATTGTCTCACCACCAGATAAAGAAATTACACTTCCATCTAGTGATGTTTGTTTTCAATTGGAGCATTCTCAACTTGATAAACTCATCAAAGCAGCAGCAGTTTATCAACTCCCAGACCTTTCTGCTGTTGGTGAAGCAGGTGTAATTCGTTTGGTTGTTCGGGATAAGAAGAATGATACTTCCAACGAATACTCTATCGTGGTTGGTGAGACTGATAAAGAGTTTACCTTTAACTTCAAGGTAGAAAACATCAAGATTATTCCTGGTTCTTATGATGTGGTTGTGTCAGAAAAACTTCTGTCCAAGTTTACAAACGAACGTTATAATTTGACTTATTATATTGCTCTAGAACCAGACTCTAATTTTTCTTGATTTTTATTTTATATTATGAATATTTTTGTGACTGATGAGTGTCCTGTGCTTTCTGCTGTGTCACTCCCAGATAAGCATATTGTTAAAATGCCTCTGGAAACTTGCCAAATGCTCTCTATTATTTTGTCTAAATGGTACTATAATTGGGGAACTATTCCTAAAAAGGATGGAACTCCTTATAGTACTGAAAAAGGAGCATTCCGAAATCATCCTTGTACTGTTTGGGCAGCAGAGAGTTATGAGAACCTTGCCTGGTTAATTCGGCACGGGTATGCTCTTTGTAATGAGTATCGACATCGTTATGGTAAAGTTCATTCTTGCTTTGATAGTCTTTTAGCAGCAGAAGTTATCTTTCTAGATAACTCGCAAGAAAGTCTTGAGATTTATAAGAATGTAAAATCTTTTACTCGTGCTATGCCTGATGAATTCAAACTTGATGAAAGTATTAGTACTCCAACAGCATATCAAAAGTATGTTGCGTCTAAACCTTGGGTAAAGGACAATTACCTAAAAATTCCTGATAGAATGCCAAATTGGATTTATAATTATGCGTGAAGATTTCTTGTGGGTAGAGAAATACCGCCCAAAAACTATTGAAGATTGTATTCTTCCTGATAATATTAAGAAGACTTTTAATGATTTTCTTAATAAGGGTGAAATTCCAAATTTGCTTCTTGCTGGTCCACCAGGAGTTGGTAAGACCACAGTAGCAAAAGCATTATGTAATGAATTAGGAGTAGATTTTTATGTCATTAACGGATCTGACGAAGGACGATTTTTGGACACGGTACGGAATCAAGCAAAGAACTTTGCTTCGACCGTCTCACTTCAAGCAACTGGTAAACACAAAGTTATCATCATCGATGAGGCAGATAACACAGGAAACGACGTTCAACTCCTTCTACGGGCTAATATTGAGACGTTTTATAACAACTGTAGATTTATCTTCACCTGTAACTACAAAAACAAAATCATTGAACCACTCCACTCCCGATGTGCAGTTGTTGAGTTCTCAATCAAAGGAAGAGAAAAAGCCCAGTTGGCAGGATCATTCTTCAAGCGTTTACAAAACATCTTGGATGAAGAAAGTATCAAATATGATCCGAAAGTACTTGCCGAACTAATCAATAAGCACTTTCCCGATTGGAGGAGGGTTCTTAATGAGTGCCAGAGGTATTCTGTTGGTGGTGAAATAGATAGTGGAGTTCTTGCATCTTTTTCTGATGTTGCTGTAAATGACCTTATTACTCATCTCAAAAGTAAAAACTTTTCTGAAGTCCGAAAGTGGGTGGTCTCCAACTTGGATAACGATCCTGGTGTCATTCTTCGCAGGGTTTATGACTCCTGCTATACTTGTCTTTCACCCCAAACTATCCCTTCTGCCGTTCTTATTGTTGCTAAGTACCAATACCAAATTGCGTTTGTGGCTGACCAAGAAATTAACCTCTTAGCAGCATTAACGGAAATTATGTGTGAGTGTAGTTTTAAATGAGACCTGAAACTAGAGAAGCAATGGAGATGCTTTTTTTTGCTAAGTGGAATCTTCCAAAGGCAGCACAGTACTGCAATCTTACTAATAAGGAATGTAAGATTGTTTTTAATGAATATTGTAATTTTCATCCAATGACTTATAAGAATGAAAATTGAACTAAAGGATTGGTTGAACTCAATCAATCAAAACAAAAAGAATATTATGGATGAAGACCCTTCCTCCATAAAGGAGTATGCTCCTTATATTATTAACAGATGTTTATCGGGTCATATTGATTGTTTGATGTATGCAAATGAGATGAATAAGTTTTCCTCATTAGATAAGAAACTTCAATATGATTTTTTTATAAATATAATCAGGAAAAAGAAGAGATTCTCTCCTTGGTTAAAACAAGAAAAAATCAAAGACCTTGAAATAGTTAAATCTTACTATGGTTATAGTAATGAGAAAGCAAAGCAAGCTTTGAGAATTTTAACAAAAACACAAATAGATTTTATAAAATCAAAACTTGAAATTGGAGGAACAAAATGAGTGTTGTAAATGAACCTATTGTTATTTGGTCGCAAGACCAAATGGTTGAAGTGATTTTGAATGAACCTGATGATTTTTTGAAGGTTCGTGAAACACTCACTCGTATTGGTGTAGCATCACGTAAAGAGAAAAAGATTTATCAGTCTTGCCATATTCTTCATAAGCAAGGTAGATACTACCTCGTACATTTTAAAGAATTGTTTGCTTTAGATGGCAAACACGCAAATCTAACTGTAAATGACGTACAACGTCGTAATCGTATCATTCAACTTCTTGCTGATTGGGGATTGGTAACAATCGTCAAACCAGAAGGTATTACTGATATTGCTCCACTGAATCAAATCAAAGTTCTTGCTTACAAGGATAAAGCAGATTGGATTTTGGAAACCAAATACAATATTGGTGCGAAGAAAAAGCGCACAGAAGAGGAAACCGAATAAGAAAGTGGGGAGAACAACACTCCCCATTTTTTATGTTCTCCGATATATACTAATGATGTTGCCTTCGGGGACATTATTAACTTACAGGCGCTCAAGGAGGTCTATTATGTTCGGAACAAGTTCGCTTACACTCTCAGTACCAGAAACTGCTAAGTATCTGATGGAGATTCAAAGAAATAGTATTGGATTGGATGAGTGGTTTAAAAGGTTTGATACTGTGTATGAATCGCATACAAACTATCCACCATATAATCTAATCAAAGAAAGTAATGTTGATTTCAGATTGGAAATCGCACTTGCTGGGTATAAAAGAGAAGATATTGAAGTCACTACAGAATGGAACAAACTTTTTGTAGAAGCAAAGAAATCTGGTAATTCTGACGATGAATATCTACATCAGGGGTTAGCAAAGAGAGCATTCACACGCACGTGGACTCTTTCTGATGATGTAGAAGTTAAGGATGTTTCTTACGTTGATGGATTACTCACCGTAAAACTAAATAGAGTTATTCCAGAACATCAGAAGAAGAAAGTATATGAAATCATTTCAGGAGTTTATGGAGATAATTCAGGAAGTGAAGGGTGACTTTGGAACTAAACCATATCACCCAAAAGAAAAATGTTATGGAAATACTGTCTTCTATAAAAGAATAAAGAAAAGTGTGTGTGCTAAAGGAACTGATAGTGGTTCTGGTGGAGCAAGTGGTGATAGTGGTGGGTTATAAATACAATTGAATATTGTTGCCGCAGGGGAGCAACTGGCAAAAACCAGTTGACGCTCCCCCATTTTTTTGCTATAATTACAACAGGTATGTGAATAAAATGACTGTAAAACTCGCAATATTAAAATCTGGTGAAGATGTAATCGCAGACATTAGAGAAGCAATTTCAGAAGAAACAAATAAAATTGTTTCTTATATTTTTTCTGATCCTTATGTTGTTAAACTGACTCAACCACAAGTTTTGATGGAAGATTCTGAGAAACCAGAAAACAGAGCATATAATATTTCAGTTTATCCTTGGATGCCTTTATCTGATGATACTGATATTGCAATCAATCCAGATTGGGTGGTTACAATTGTAGAACCAGCAGCAAAATTAAAACAATCTTATGAGGAGAGAATGAATGGAAGAGGAAATCCCAATGTCGATGGACCAAATGATGGGGGAACCATCGGAAGAACAAGTGATGTCGGATCCGACAACTCAAGTTCTAATCTTAATGAATAAGTTGAATTTAATCACTGAGATTCAAGAAGTATTAGTTGATTTTGGAGAACCAAATTGTAAATTAAAAAAACCATATTTGATTTCTGATGATGGAACCCTTTCTCCTTGGTTGAAAGGAATTACAAATGATGATGAAATTATGATGAGTTCAGATAAGATTTTGACTCTTGTTGAACCAACTGGAAAATTACTTGATGAATACATTGAACTTACAAAATGAGATTTTATACCAACGTCTATGAAAAATTTAATAAAATGTTGGTTCGTGGTTATGAAGACGGTAGGTATTTTCAGTCAGAAGAAGAGTTTCAACCAACTCTTTATGTGACTTCCAAAAAACAAAGTAAGTATAAAACTCTTGATGGGTCTAGTGTTGAACCAATTCAACCTGGAAAAATTTCTGATTGTAAGGAATTTTTAAAGAAATATGAAAATGTAGAAGGATTTACTGTTTATGGTAATGATAATTACAAAGCACAATATATTTCACAAACATATCCAGAAGATGAAATTAAGTTTGATATTAAGAAAATTCGTCTTGTAACAATCGATATTGAGGTTGCTTCAGAGAATGGATTCCCAAATGTATTTGATTGTGCTGAAGAACTTCTAGCAATCACATTACAAAATTACGCAACAAAACATATTATTTGTTTTGCTTCTCGTCCGTATATTAATACTCGTAAGGATGTTGTTTATGTTGAATGTAGGGATGAAATTGATTTAATTCAACACTTTCTCGCATTTTGGGGAAAAGAAACTCCTGATGTAATTACAGGGTGGAACTGTGAGTTGTATGATATTCCTTATATTGCTGGAAGAATTGATAGAATTCTCGGTGAAAAGGAAGCTCGTCGTCTTTCTCCTTGGGGGAATATTCGCAGAAAAGAACTTGTAATTAAAGGAAGAGAGCAAATCTCTTATGAAGTTGCTGGGGTTTCTGTAATTGATTATCTTGATCTTTATAAGAAATTCACTTATAAAGCACAGGAATCTTATCGTCTAGACCATATCGCAAATGTGGAACTAGGTCAAAAGAAATTAGACCACTCTGAATTTGAAACCTTTAAAGATTTTTATACAAAAGACTGGCAGAAGTTTATTGATTATAATATTCGAGACGTAGAACTTGTAGATCAATTAGAAGATAAGATGAAACTTATCGAACTATGTTTTACAATGGCATATGATGCAAAAATAAATTTTAATGATGTATTCTTTCAGGTAAGAACTTGGGATGCAATCATTTATAATTACTTAAAGAAAAGGAATATTGTTATTCCCCCTAAAGACCGTTCAGAAAAGAGTGATAAATTTGCTGGTGCTTATGTTAAGGAACCAATTCCTGGAAAGTATGATTGGGTTGTATCATTTGACCTCAACTCATTGTATCCTCATTTAATTATGCAATATAACATCTCTCCAGAAACTCTTCTGGATGAGAGACATCCCAGCGCAACTGTTGATAAAATTTTACAACGACAAGTTGATCTTGAAAAATATAGTGATTATGCTGTATGTCCGAATGGTGCGATGTATCGTAAAGACGTTCGTGGTTTTCTTCCAGAACTAATGGAGAAAATGTATAATGACCGTGTGATCTTTAAGAAAAAGATGTTGGAAGCAAAACAACAATATGAAAAGACCAAGACGAAAGAATTGGAAAGGGAAATTTCAAGATGCAACAACATCCAAATGGCAAAAAAGATTTCTCTTAATAGTGCTTATGGTGCTATTGGAAATCAGTATTTCAGGTATTATAAACTAGCAAATGCTGAAGCAATCACAATGTCGGGACAAGTTTCTATTCGT